GACGCTAGGTGCGTCGCAATACTACTCGAATATCACTAACCAGTGGTATTCAGGCAACCAGACGAACGTGTACAACGAGGGGATGGCGCGGCTGGCGACGAACCAGAACGACATAGCCGGTCTCCTGATGGTCGCGTCGTGGAAGCTCGACTTCTGCGAGGCGGCGGCTGCGTCGAACGCGATGGTCCGCCTCGAGGAGGTGGCTAGGACCGTGCAGACGACGCACTTCACGAACCTCGTGTGGCTTCTCGAACTCGACAACAGGAGCATCTTCCGGCACATGGGCGAGGAGACGCCGCAGACGCGGGCGGACGACCTCATCAAGGCTGCGCGTCCGGGGCTTCTGCCGCATTACTGGCAGTTCCTCGACGCGCTGGACTGCGACGGCTACTTCGGCGAGCCGAGGGAGTCCACCGGCGGTTACTACTGAGAAGATCGGAGGCGAATATGTGTTGCAGCATCGGGCGGAAAGTCCGCACCGACATGGCGGACTTTCCTCGAGCGAAGGTTCGGTTCGCGGTATTCGGGGAGCGTCGGCTCGAACTGTGGGAATTGACCCTCGGCTGCGAAGGCGTCATCGTGTGCCGCGCGGTGTTCGAGCGCGTCGTGATAAGGAGGACGCAATGAGCGGAGAGGAGGATTGCAGGGAAAAGCCGGAGGGGACGACCCTCGACAGCCTGCACCAGACGGTCAAGGGCGGGTTCGCGGGCATGAACAGGAGGCTCGCACGGATCATGAGGAGCATGAAGACCGTCGAGTCGGGTCTTGCGGACGTCGGCGAGTTCCAGCGTCGGCTAGGCAGGGTGAAGTCGCATTCGAGGCAGCGGCTTATACTGGACGTACTCGACCGGCTGAACGCGCATCCGACAAACACGGTTAACCAGGCGGCGCACACCGTGTTCAGAAGCGTTCCGGGCGGCTATCCGACAGCTGTCGCGCTGATGGCCGCATGCCACCGGGTCGGCGTGGATGTGCAGGTAGGCAGGCCGGTCAAGTAGAAGCGTACTTTTAGCGAGGCCGCGAAAGCCCCGTCTGCGAAAGCGGACGGGGTTTTTTAATGTCCTCGAGCGATGCGGGACATTTCGCGCGGCGCGAAGATTTCGCGTTTGCGCGAAATCTTTTTTTAGCCGCTTCGCCCTGTGGAATAAGGCTTTCGCCGACCATCCCCCCGTAATCCGCGCATCGTGTTTTCGTCTTGCGCGAAGACGGGTCGAAAATATTTCCCGCGAAGACGGCCCTGGGCTGAACGGTGCATTTCGCACACGGGCTTAAGGGCGTTCGCGGAGAAACAAATGGATGGAAAGAGGGATAGGATTCGCATCTCCGCCAAGGCGCTGGAAGAGGCGATCACCAGAGACAACGCCTTGCGCGAGGAGCGGATGCAGAGGGCGAGGATCAAGGCCAGGGAGAGGGAGAACAGGCTCATGCGCGAGTTGGAGCCGGGACCTCGGTTGCGTTGCCGGCAGAGGTGGAACGAGACGGCGTCGTTCCGTCATTGCTGCGACAGGTTCTACGCGCAGATCGACTACGACATCCGCATGTGGGACCGCGAACAGGCGCTGAAGCTCGGCGTGAGGCAGGTCGTGGAGGAGGTCGAACGCGAGCGCCGCCGCCGCAGGCAGATGCGCGCGCTCATCCGCGACGACCTGGTTCGGAGGGGGCTGGTATGAGCAAGACGTTCAGATACGACCCCGAGTCTGAAGACCGCTTCGAGACGAGGCTGGAGCGGCGCACGGCGAAACGCGTGCGGCGTGCCGAGTGCGGAGACGCGGAGCTGGAGATTCAGGACGTTAAGCCGAAGCGCGAACCCGACGAGATAACTCTCGAGTGGGCGCTCAAGCGAATGTCGCGGCGCATGAATTCCGCCGTCGAATCGCTCGTTTCGTCCGGCCTGATAGATGCCGGGGAGCGCGAGGACTACCTCTCGATACTGAAGTGCCACCTTGCCAAGGTCGTGCCGCAGTATTCTGCGGAAAGGACCGGCAAGGACGGCCGCACTTCGTCGGCTGTACACTTCCTGTGGCGATCCATCGACACGTGCATGACCACGGCGCGGAGATATCTCATGCGCAAGTGCCGCAGGCGGGACTTGCTCGTGAGATTCGCCAGCGACGATGGCGAAGAGGCGCAGCCCGGAGTGGAACTGGTGCCGTCCGACATCTGCGACGGCAGGTGCAGGAGCGTCAGGGACGTCGATCTTCGGATGGATCTCGAGACGCTCTACGCCATGCTGCGTCCCGACGAGCGCCTTTGCCTCGCCATGCGGCTGGAGGGCTACACGGACATGGAGATAGCCGAGCGCCTTGGCGACGGGAGCGACCGCTTCCACGTCCAGAAGGTGCTTATGAAGCACGTGCAGGAGAAGGCTCGCGAATGCGGGTTCTTCCCGGCGAGCGAGTCGAGGGGGCGGAAATGAGAATTATGTTTTTCACATTTCGCCGCCCAATGGCGTATAGGGTAACAATGTGAGGACGTGTAGCGCAGGGATGAGACAGGTTTTCACAGAAAGGAAACGACGATGAACAGACTTCCATTTTTTGCGGACATACCCGCAGGCGAATACCACCAGGCGGCAAGGGACGGCAAGTTCCTCTCCAGCCACCTTCTCGGCGACTTCAGGAAAAGCCCGAGGCTTTACCACAAGAAGCTGAACGGCGAAATCGAGCCGACGGAATCCGCCGCCCTTGCGACCGGGCGGGCCGTGCACACGCTCATCTTGGAGGGGCGGTCGAAGTTCGACGAGGAATTCCTCGTCACCGACGGACCCGTGAACCCGAAGACAGGCGAGCCTTTCGGGAAGACCACAAAGGCTTACCGCGAGTGGGCGGCCTCGCAGACAAAGGATGTCGTTGGCGGCGCCGACTTCGCCTTCATGCTGAAGCTGCGCGAAAGCGTCTGGGCTCACCCGGTCGCGCGCGAGCTTCTCGACGAGGGCATATCGGAGCAGACCGTCCGCTGCAACTACTGCGGCGAACCATGCCAGATACGCATGGACTGGTTCCGCTCCGCCTTCTCCGGGCGCCCCGCAATCTGCGACCTCAAGACGGCGCAAGACCTGACCTACTTCGAGAGCGACGCACGCCGCTTCGGTTATCCGCAGCAGATGTCGTTCTACCGCGAGGTTCTCCGCGCGGCGAGCAATGGCGAGGTCGAGGCCGACTGCTACTTGATCGGGGTCGAGAAGAGCGAGCCGATGCGCTGCGGAGTGTGGAAGCTCACCGACGGACTCCTGCAGGCTTGCGCCTGCGAGAACGAACGCGCCATCGCCGAACTGCGCGAGTGCCGCAGGGCGAACGCGTGGCCGACGCGGACTGAAGACATGCGCGTATTCGACCTTTAGGCAAAGGAGCGCCGTCATGAGACTTGAAACCGAAAACGCGATCAGGAGCATCGCAACCACCGATCCAGAGCTGACAAAGGAAACTCTCGAACACGCCATCGACATACTGCGCGGGAAGGCGCAGACGGAGGAAGACATAATCCACTCCGTCAAGTACAGCGATGCGATAGAGATACTGCAAGTCAGCAGGCGGACGCTGTCGTACTACCTCGACCACGGCTATCTCGACCGGGTGTACGGATGCGGATGCCGCGCCATCGGCGTGTCGCGGGAGAGCCTTCTCAGGTTCGTGAACCGACGGGTCGTGCGCAGGAGCGTTCCGCAGAACAAGAATCTTGGCAAAGGCACTCCGGGCAGGAAGCCCAGAAAGACCTTTGTCGTCAAACAAGGAAGAAAGGCAAGTACATGAGCAACCTGCTCGATTCTATAACGACGGGACGGCAGCCGCAGCCGCCCCGCATCATGATCTACGGCTCCGAGGGAGTCGGCAAGTCTACCTTTGCGGCATCCGCCCCCAAGCCCGTCTTCGTGCAAACGGAAGACGGACTCTCCGAGATCGACACGGCGAAGTTCCCGCTCTGCGCGACATACGCGGAGGTGGTGGAGCAGCTCAAGGCCGTCCGCGACGGCGAGCATGACTTCCAGACGCTGTGCCTCGACTCGCTCGACTGGCTTGAGCGTCTCATATGGGACCGCGTCTGCCAGGACTATGGGGTGAAGTCCATCGAAAAGGCCGACGGCGGCTACGGCAAGGGCTACACGCACGCGCTCACCTACTGGCGCGAAATCGTGAAGCTCCTGAACGAGATCCGCGCGAAGCGCCAGATGGCGGTGATCCTCGTCGCCCACGCGAAGGTGGAGAGGTTCGAGGACCCGGAGCATCCCGCATACGACCGCTACCAGCCGCGCCTCCACAAAGCCGCGAACTCGCTCGTCTGCGAGTGGGCGGACGCCGTCCTCTTCGCGACCCGCAGGATGCGCATCGACTCGACGACCGGCAAGGCCGCACCAGTCGGAGCTGACGGCGGCGAGCGCGTCATCAGGACAAACGGCTCTCCCGCGTTCAACGCGAAGAACCGCTACTCTCTTCCCACGGAGATGGCTCTCTCGTGGACGGCTTTCATGGACGGCATGAAGGCCGGCTCCAAGAAGTAAGGCAAAGCACATCATGAAAGCAAGGGAATCCGTGCCGGTCGGCGCGGGTTCCCTTTTTCATTCCCAAACACAAAGGAATCCAATCATGGCACAACTGAACTTCAACGCGGCGGAGATCGACACGACCTCCCGCGACGCAATCCCGTCCGGCACATACGAGGCGATCATCACCGATTCGGAGATGAAGGCCACGAAGAACGGTCTCGGCATGGGCATCAACCTCACGTTCGAGATTCTGTCCGAAGGTCCCGCCAAGGGGCGCAAGGTCTTCGTCTGGATCAACTACGAGCATCCGAAGGTGGAGGCGCAGCGCATCGGGCGCGAGGAACTCGCCAGCCTCTGCAAGGCGGTCGGCGTTGTCGAGCTGAACGACACCGACCAGCTCCACAACCTCCCGCTCATGGTGACGGTGGGCGTTGACAGGAACGACCCGACGCGCAACGTCGTCAAGGCGTACAAGCCGAAGGCGGCGCAGACGGCGCAGGCCGCGCAGACCTCTTCGGCGACCGCATCGGGAACGCCCCCGTGGAGGCGCTAGAGTTCGACCTCCCCTGGCCGCCAAGCGTCAACAACTACTATCGCCACGTCGGGCCGCGCGTCCTCATAAGCCGCGCGGGGCGCAAGTACCGCATGATGTGCGTAAGCCGCCTCGGAGGGCAGAATAGGCTCTCCGGGGCGGTTTCCCTTTCCCTCGAGTGCTACCCGCCGGACAGACGGCGGCGCGACCTCGACAATCTCCTCAAGTGCCTTCAGGACTCCATCACGGCTGCGGGCATCCTGGAGGACGATTCGCAGATAAGGCGTCTCGAAATGGAGATGCTCGACCCAATTGAAGGAGGATTCGTCCATGTACGACTTGCGCCCTTACCAGCGCGACGCTGTCAACGCGGTGTACGGCCACCTCCGGGATAAGGACACGAACGCGTGCGTCGTCATTCCGACTGCGGGCGGAAAGTCACTCTGCATAGCGCAGGTCGCAAAGGACGCGGTGACGCTCTGGGGCGGGCGGGTGATGATACTCGCGCAGGTCGAGCAGAACGCCGGGAAGCTCAAGGCCATCTGCCCGGAACTCAACGTCGGCGTCTATTCGGCCGGACTAGACAGCCGGGACGTGACGCAGCCCGTCATCGTCGCGGGCATCCAGTCCGTGTACAACCGCATCGACGAGTTCAAGCCGTTCGACCTCGTCATGGTAGACGAGTGCCACCTCATACCGCCCGACGGGGAGGGACGCTACCGCACCTTCCTCGATGCGGCGAAGAAAGCGAACCCGAACGTCCGGCTTGTCGGCTGGACCGCGACGCCCTACAGGACGCAAGGTGGACTCATCTGCAAGCCGGAGAACCTCTTGAACGAGGTCTGCTACGAAATCGGAGTGAAAGACCTCATCAACAAGGGGTACATCTCGAAGATAACGGCCAAGGCAGGCAAGATCAAGGCGGACACCGAGGGGCTACACGTCAGGGCCGGCGAGTTTGTCGCGGAAGACGTGGAGAAGCTGATGGGCGAGGACCGTCTCGTGTCCTCCGCCTGCCGCGAGATCGCGGAGCTGACGAAGGACCGCAAGGCGTGTCTGATCTTCTGCACCTCAATCGCACATTGCAGGAAGGTCGCGGACGCGATTAGTCGCTTCTCAGGCGAGGAGTGCGCAATCGTGACCGGCGACACGCTGGCTGGCGAGCGCGAGGAGACAATCAGGCGACTTCGCGGAGAATCCGTCAAGGCAGACCTCTTCAGCGAGAAGCCGCCTTTGCGTTATGCCTGCAACGTCTCTGTCCTCACGAC